GACGTTGCTGGCAATAACATTATTGCTACAAACAACGCCAATGCTGTTACATTCAATGGTAACTTGGATGGTACAACATCTACTGTTACTGGTAACTCAAATGCTTCAATATTCAATGGTAACTTGGTTGGTAGCTATGCCAATGTAACTGGCAACGTAGATGGTGGCAATTTAGTCACAGGTGGTGTTGTTACTGCTACAGGTAATGTAAGCGGTGGTAACTTGACCACTGTGGGTGATGTTGCTGGTAATAACATTATTGCCACAAACAATGCCAATGCTGTTACATTCAATGGTAACTTGGATGGTACAACATCTACTGTTACTGGCAACTCAAATGCAAGTATCTTCAATGGTAATTTGGTTGGTAGTTATGCCAATGTAACTGGTAACGTAGATGGTGGCAACTTGATCACAGGTGGCGTTGTTACTGCTACAGGAAATGTAAGCGGTGGTAACTTGACTACTGTGGGTGATGTTGCCGGCAATAACATTATTGCCACAAACAACGCCAATGCAACAACATTCAATGGTAACTTGGATGGTACAACGTCTACTGTTACTGGTAACAGTAATGCAAGTATCTTCAATGGTAACTTGGTTGGTAGCTATGCCAACGTAACTGGTAACGTGGATGGTGGCAACTTGATCACAGGTGGCATTGTCAGTGCAACTGGTAACGTAAGCGGTGGTAACTTGACCACACTTGGTGAAGTTGCTGGCAATAACGCAGTATTTTCTACAACGGCCAATGCTGCCACGTTCAATGGTAACTTGGATGGTAACAATAGTACAGTAACTGGTAACAGCAATGCTGCTATATTCAATGGTAACTTGGTTGGTAGCTATGCCAACGTAACTGGTAACCTTGACGCAGGCAATGCCAGCGTAACTAGCTTGCTCACAGCAGGCAACGCCAATGTGTCTGGTAACCTTGACGCAGGCAATGCCAATGTAACTGGATTGTCCACAGCAGGTAACGCCAATGTAACTGGATTGATCACAGCAGGCAATGCCACAGTATCTTCACTGACAAGTGGTCGTGTTGTACTGGCTGGAACAAGCGGTGCACTGGTTGACAGTGCTAACTTGACATTCAATGGCACAGCATTGACTGTCACCGGCGAAGTAGTTGCAAGCAATGCAAACATTGCCAGCATTACAATTACCGCTGACACAATCACCAACTCAGTTCTAGACGCTGATTTAAAATTTGATACAACAGGCAATGGTAACATCAACTTCAACGGTCTTACTGTTGGTAACGTTGCTGATCCAACCAGCCAGCAAGACGTGGTTACGGTTGCTTACCTAGAAAGTCAACTTACCAGCGCAATTACAACAATCTCCCAAGGTGACAGCAGTGTTGTGGTAGCCGATTCAGGCACAGGCAACATTATAACCACAGTTGATGGCAATGTTGTTTCTACAGCCGACGCTGCCGGTACAACATTCTATGGTAATGCCACAGTTGACAATGTCAACATCAGCGGTAATACCATTACAACACTTGCTGGCGACTTAAATCTTGATTCTTTGTCTGGTATTATCAAAGCCAACGGTGACGTCCAGATCACAGGTAATCTGCAGATTGGCGGCGTACAAACTATTGTTGATACAACAACAGTGGCCATTGTTGATCCAGTTATCAACCTTGGTACAGGTGCCAACAGTGCTGTATTAACCACAGACGACGGCTATGATCGAGGCCTAGAGCTACACTACTACCATTCAGCAGGCGGCGCCAAACAGGCTGCGCTGATTATGGACAACAGCGATGACAAACTGTACTTCTACAAGGATGCTACAGTAGCAGCCGGTGCGTACAGCGGTACACTTGGTAACGTTATTGTTGCCGGTTTTGAAGGCAACTCAATTGCTATTGATGGAAATGCCAGCGTTGGTAACATCACTGCCACAGACAGTGTTTCTGGTAACAATATTGTTGCTACAAACAACAGCAATGCCAGTGTGTTCAATGGTAATACAATGGAAATTGCACTGACAGCCAACGTTACAGGCAACTTGGCCGCAGGCAACATCAGCACAGCTGGTGATGCTAGTGTAACTGGCACACTTACAGCTGGCAACATCAAAGCCAGTGCGTTGACAAGTGGTCGTGTTACTTTTGCAGGAACAGATGGCCTGTTGTCTGACAGCCAAGGATTGGCATACGATCTTGCTACAAGCACACTATCAACAAGTAATGCCAATCTATCTGGAACAGTTTCAGCAGCCAACATCACAGACAGCGCACTAACAAGTGGTCGTGTTACATTTGCAGGAGCAGCTGGTCTATTAAGTGATGATGCTGACCTAACATTTGACACTGTTGCCAATGAGCTAACAGTAACCAATGCCAATGTAACTGGCAACTTAATAGTTGGTGGTACATTGGATCTTGGACTCACTTCAACATACGTACAGTTTGGTGGTGCAGGTGGTGAAATTGCTGAAGACTCAGCGTTTACTTTCAACTCAGCTACATCAGAGCTTGCAGTTGGCAATGCCAACGTAAGTGGTTCTATTGTTGCTGGTAATATCACAGACAGCGCACTAACAAGTGGTCGTGTTACTTTTGCAGGAACAGCCGGCCTACTAAGTGACGATGCCGACCTAACATTTGACACTGCCACTAACACACTGACTGTAGTCAACGCAAATATCACTGGCAACTTAGAAGTTGGTGGTACATTAGATCTTGGCTTAACTACTGGTTATGTACAGTTTGGTGGTGCCACAGGTGAATTTGCTGAAGACTCAGCGTTTACATTCGATACAGCAGGTAAAGAACTAGGCGTTGGCAATGCCAACGTAACCGGCACATTGGTAGCGGCTCACATCAAAGATAGTGCATTGACCAGTACTCGTGTTGTGTTTAGTACAACAGGTGGCGAACTGACAGATGAAGCAGGCTTTGAATACGACAGTGTCACTGACACATTAACAGTGGCCAATGCCAATGTGACTGGCAACTTAGAAGTTGGTGGTACACTGGATCTTGGCTTAACAACCAGCTACGTACAGTTTGGTGGTGCCACAGGTGAATTTGCTGAAGACTCAACATTCACATTCGACACAGCAGGTAAGGTACTAGGCGTTGGCAATGCCAATGTAAGTGGCTCTATTGTTGCTGGTAACATCACAGACAGCGCATTAACAAGTGGTCGTGTTGTATTTTCTACAACAGCTGGTCTACTAACAGATGATCTAGGCTTTGAATACGACACTGTCACTGATACATTAGCAGTAACCAATGCCAACCTAAGTGGCAACTTGCAAGTCGATGGTACACTGAATCTTGATCTTACTATAGGTTATGTTGCATTTGGTGGTGCAAGTGGCGAATTTGCTGAAGATGCAGCATTTGTATTCGACACAGCAGGTGAAGTACTAACTGTTGGCAATGCCAATGTAAGTGGTTCGTTGGTTGCTGGTAACATCACAGATAGTGCATTGACAAGTGGTCGTGTTACGTTTGCAGGCACAGCTGGTTTACTCTCAGACGATGCAGGCTTTGAATACGACACTGTCACTGACACATTAACAGTGGTCAACGCAAACATCACTGGTAACCTAGAGTTAAGTGGTACACTGGATCTTGGAATTACTACAGGTTATGTTGTATTTGGTGGTGCTAGTGGCGAAGTTGCTGAAGACTCAGCGTTCACGTTTGACACAGCAGGCAAAGAACTAGGTGTTGGCAATGCCAACGTAACCGGTACACTAGTGGCAGCACACATCAAAGACTCGGCACTGACAAGTGGTCGTGTTGTGTTTAGTACAACTAGCGGTGAGTTGACAGACGAAGCAGGCTTTGAATACGACAACGCTACTGACACCTTGTCAGTGGTCACTGCAAATGCATCAGGACAAATTAATGCCAACACACTAAGCGTAACCAACAATGCCAACGTTGGCAACTTGGGCACAGGCGGCTTTATCACTGCCACTGGCAACATTGAAGGTGGCAACTTGACCACAGTTGGTGTAGCCAACGTTACAGGCAATATCACAGGTGGTAATTTGATCACAGCTGGTTTTGCCAACGTTACAGGCAATATCACAGCTGGTAACATCAGCTCAAGTGGCGACTCAAATGCTGTTGGATTCTACGGTACAACAGCAAACTTAACAGGCAACCTTGGTGCAAGCCACGTTTTTGCTAATGTTGAAGGCTCAACTGGTACATTTACTTCGTTGACTGCTGGAGAAATGGTATTTGCTGACACTGGTGGACTACTAGAATCAGACGCTAACTTGACTTACAACGTTTCAACTAGTGCATTGGCTCTTAGTGGCTCGGCCAACATCACTGGTACAATTGACGTAAGTTCTACTGCTACTGTTGGATCCTTGATTGTTGATGATCTATCACAGTACTCTGTATTGGTTGCAGGCATTAACGGGCAAGTATTTGACCCAGTTAACTTCACCTACAACGATGCCAACAGCACAGTAACAGTCAACGGTAACATCAATGTTGGTAACCTACAGTTGCGTGACAGCACATTGTCCAGCACCAACTTAAACGGTAACATTGAAATCACACCAGACGGCACAGGTAAAACTGTCATTAAGAATGCTGTACTAAGTGGATTCACAGGTAGTCGTGTACTAGTAACTAGCTCAGCAGGCGAAGCAACAGTTGACGAAGACCTAACATGGGATTCAACTACCAACATCTTAAGTGCTAACGGATCTGCCAACATTGCTGGTAACTTGACAGTTGCTAATATTAAAGTCAGCAACAATGATGTGGAATCAGTTGGTGGTAACATCAACATTACACCAAACGGTACCAACGCAACAGTTGTTACAAACTTTGTATCCAGCAATGTTGAAATCACTGGTGGAAACATCAACAGCACAGCAATTGGTGCTACAACAGCCAGCACTGGTGCGTTCACTGACTTATCTGCTAGTGGCAATGCAAACTTAGGTAATACTTTTGTATCAACACTAACTGCTGGTCGTGTAACATACGCAGGTGCAAGTGGTCAACTGGTTGACGATGCTGACTTTACATTTGATGGCAGTGACTTAACTGTTGCTGGAAATATCTATGTTGGCAACCTACTAATCAGCGGCAACGATATTACTGCTCAAACTGGTGGCGAAGTAACAGTCAACACAGCAGGCAGCAACATTGACTTTACTGTTTCTGGCAGTGCAGATGCTAGCTTGTTCCATGTAAATGGTGGACAAAATAACATTGGTATCAACACCAACACACCAAACACAGAAGCCAAGTTACACATTGTCAGTACAAACAGTATCATTATTCCAATTGGTGCAGACGGCGATCGTCCAATCAGCCCAGTTGCAGGTATGATGCGTTTCAACAGCACCCAAAACAGCTATGAAGGTTACAATGGTACAGCATGGCAGAGTTTCAGCTCAGCATCAACTGTTATTACCAGTGAAACATTCAATGGTGATGGTTCAGCTGTTGAGTTTACATTGGGTCAAGAGTTAACTACTGCGGCAGCGATTGTTGCAGTCAACGGTGTTATGCAAATTCCAACCACTGCTTACAGCATCAGCGGAGTTACACTGACATTCACTGAAGCGCCAGCTAGTGGTGACGTAATTGAAGTTCGTCAGATTGCTACAACATCAACGGTTAACGTCACACTGCAAAGTCCAAATGGATTTGACCTAGTTGAAGCTACCAACAGTGGTATCACAATTTACTCAGGTACAGCATCAGCAGCCGCACGTTGGACAGTTGGTACTAACGGACATTTTGTCCCAGCAGTAGATAACGCCTTGGATTTTGGTGCAGTTGGCAACGCAGTAAGAAACATCACCTACAGTGGTGCATTGGTACACAGTAAAACTGCTGCCACAGTTGGTACAACGATTACTACTATTGATACCTTTACTGCCGCTACATATCGTACTGCAAAGTATGTTATTCAAGTAACCAATCAAGGTGGAACAGCATTTGATGCAATGGAAGCACTGGTAATTCATGATGGTACTACAGCATATCTAACAGTGTCTAATCACATATTCACTGGCAGCGAACTTGGTACTTTAAGTGTTGATTTAACCAGTGGTTCGGTGGTACTAAAATACACTGGTGTAGGACCAGCTAATGTGGTGAAACTTGGTAAGAGTTACATCACAGTATAAACATTGATAGGCGGGGATAATACCCCGCCTATATAACAAGCCTTATGGGAGATTAGGAACATGGCTAATAAGTTTTTTAATATTAAGCACGGCATCAAGGTAGGTAACTTTGAAGTTGATGCAAACGACGGTGCAGTAACCACTAGTGGTAACATTACTTTAACAGGTAATGCAGTACTGAACACAGCGGCAGGAGCCAACATCACTGTTGGTAACGTGATTGCAAACGGGATTAGTTTGGGCGACAGTAGCCTAAGCATCACAGACACCGGATCTGGCGCAAACATTCGGATCATCATTGATGGTGTAACAGAACACACAGTTGATGCCGATGGCGTTAACTTGGCCTCAGGCGATCGTTATGCCATTGCTGGCACAAGCGTATTAAACGGAACCACACTTGGATCTGGCGTTACAGCGTCAAGTTTAACTAGTGTTGGTACACTGACTGCATTGACAGTAACAGGTAACGTGAGTGCTGGCAATGTGTCAGCTACCACCTTCACTGGTGCATTGTCAGGCGCAGCCACAACAGCTGGTACTGTAACCACTGCCGCACAAGGCAACATTACATCAGTGGGTACACTGACTGCATTGACAGTAACAGGTAACGTGAGTGCTGGCAATGTGTCAGCTACCACCTTCACTGGTGCATTGTCAGGTGCTGCCACCACTGCTGGCACAGTAACAACAGCAGCTCAAGGCAATATTACTAGTGTTGGTACACTGACTGCATTGACCGTAACAGGTAACATCTCAGCAGGCAATGTAAGTGCAACCACATTCACTGGTGCATTGAGTGGTACTGCCACAAGTGCTACCACTGCAACAAGTGCAACCACAGCTGGTACTGTGACAACAGCGGCACAAGGTAACATTACAAGTGTTGGTACACTAACTTCCTTGTCAGTAACTGGTAACATCTCAGCAGGCAATGTGAGTGCTACCACATTCACTGGTGCATTGAGTGGTACTGCCACAAGTGCTACCACTGCAACAAGTGCAACCACAGCTGGTACAGTAACCACTGCTGCTCAAGGTAACATCACATCAGTGGGTACACTGACTGCATTGACTGTAACAGGTAACGTGAGTGCTGGTAACGTGAGTGCTACCACATTCACTGGTGCATTATCAGGTGCTGCCACTACAGCTGGTACTGTGACAACAGCGGCACAAGGTAACATCACATCAGTGGGTACACTAACTGCACTATCAGTGACAGGTAACGTGAGTGCTGGTAACGTGAGTGCTACCACATTCACTGGTGCATTGTCAGGAGCAGCCACAAGTGCAACCACAGCTGGTACTGTAACCACTGCCGCACAAGGAAATATTACTAGTGTTGGTACATTGACCGCAGTAGCAGTAACAGGTAACGCCAACGTTGGTACTTTAAATGCTGGTAATCTTACCATCACTGGTGACACAATCAGCAGTAGCCATACTACTCTTACCATTGATCCAAGCAGTGCCGGTACAGGTGGTAATGTTGTTATTGCAGGTAACCTACAGGTAACAGGCACAACCACAACAGTCAACAGTACAACGGTAGAAATTGGCGATTTAAACTTAACTTTAGCCAAAGACGCAGCCTCAGCGGCAGCAGCCAACGGCGCTGGTTTAACAGTAGCCGGTGCCACTGCAACATTCACTTATACAAGTGGCGACGATCGTTGGAACATGAACAAAACGTTGAATGCCAACATAAATGGTTCAGCCACAAGTGCAACCACTGCTGGTACTGTGACAACAGCCGCACAAGGTAACATTACAAGTGTTGGTACATTGACTTCACTAACAGTAACAGGTAACATTAGTGCAGGCAATGTAAGTGCTACCACATTCACTGGTGCATTGTCAGGTGCTGCCACAAGTGCAACCACTGCTGGTACTGTGACAACAGCGGCACAGGGTAACATCACATCAGTGGGTACTTTGACTTCACTGACAGTAACTGGTAACATCTCAGCAGGCAATGTGAGTGCTACCACATTCACTGGTGCATTGTCGGGTGCTGCCACAACAGCTGGTACTGTAACCACTGCTGCTCAAGGCAATATCACATCAGTGGGTACACTAACTTCCTTGTCAGTAACTGGTAACATCAGTGCTGGTAACGTGAGTGCAACCACATTCACTGGTGCATTGAGTGGTACTGCCACAAGTGCAACCACTGCCACAAGTGCAACCACAGCTGGTACTGTAACCACTGCTGCTCAAGGCAATATCACATCAGTGGGTACACTAACTTCCTTGTCAGTAACTGGTAACATCTCAGCAGGCAATGTGAGTGCTACCACATTCACTGGTGCATTGTCGGGTGCTGCCACAAGTGCAACCACAGCTGGTACAGTAACCACTGCTGCTCAAGGTAACATTACAAGTGTTGGTACATTGACTTCCTTGTCAGTAACTGGTAACATCAGTGCTGGTAACGTGAGTGCAACCACATTCACTGGTGCATTGTCAGGTGCTGCCACTACTGCTGGTACAGTAACCACTGCTGCTCAAGGTAACATTACAAGTGTTGGTACATTGACTGGTTTGACAATTAATAATGCCACCACTGCAATTACTAACGGTGGCACAACTGGTGTTGGCAACATTGGATCTTCGGGCTCAACATTCAACACTGTATTTGCCAAAGCAACAACAGCACAATACGCCGACTTGGCAGAAAAGTACACAGCAGACGCTGAATACGAGCCAGGTACAGTTCTACACTTTGGTGGTGAAGCCGAAGTTACATTGTGTGACACCGACATGTGTGCCAAGGTAGCAGGCGTTGTAACAACAGCACCAGCTTACTTGATGAACAGTCACTTAGAGTCTGCACACACAGCAGCCGTTGCTCTACAAGGTCGTGTACCGTGTAAGGTCGTTGGCCCAGTTGCCAAGGGCGACATGATGGTATCAGCTGGTAACGGCAGTGCCCGTGCAGAAGCCAATCCAAAGATTGGTAGTGTAATTGGTAAAGCACTAGAAGCTCATGGCGAAGGTGCTGGCGTCATTGAAGTGGTTGTTGGCAGAGTCTAACAGCTAATTCATTTCGTAACATAAAAATAGGGTTGGCAACAGCCCTATTTTTTTGATAAATATTTCAACGGAATGAAGACATATGGCGCTCACTAAACCCAGACTAGGACAGATTAATGCAGGCAACGGGTCAATACTGTCCAGCGACTCTACCACCGTTGGGCTCAACGACAACTTAATTAGTCTCAATGCCGGAACCACTGGCGCCAATGCCAAAGATGTAGGCCTATTGTTCACTCGCGGATCCAGCGGAACGTTGGCTGTTGTGTGGGCGGAAGCTGATAGTACTTTTGCGTTGGTAAGTACATCTAGCACAGAAACAGCCAATACCATTGCTGTAACTGGCTATAAAGATTTAAAAGTTTCTAGCATCAATGTAACAAATTCTTTTAAAAATTCTCCAACCGCTGTTGTAGTAGGCACAAGTTCTGCAGTTATATCTTCTTTTGCAGCCGCTGATTATCGCGGCGCCAAGTACATAGTTACAGTTTCCAATAGTCCAAACTACTCAATCACAGAGTGCTTGGTAGTACACGACGGCACAACAGCTAGTTTGATCACTTACGGCGAAATACTAACAGGCAATAACATGGGCACGTTTTCTGTTGGCATAAACACAGGAAACGTGGAACTATCCTTCACTGGGGCAACAGCAAACAACTCAGTGAAGGTATCAAGTCAATTAATAGCAGTATAAACTATAATGTATCAACAATTTAACGTCAAAGACTACATAGGCGAATTTGTCATTGAAAGCAGTGAGTGGAAGAATAACCAGCAACACCACACTAAAAAGTTTATTCCTGCCACTGTGGATGCAACTAAATTCAAAGATCATGCAATTGTCCTGGGCAACGGTACCAGTAGACTTGCTATACCAACTGCCAGCATAGCCGCTCGTTTAAAAAGAATACCGCACCCCAAGGTTGTTGCTAGAGGTGAATGGACTACCTACAGTACCTGGGCCTGCAATGCTGGCTATAGAGACATTGAAGCAGACAACTTGATCATCACTCGTGGCCCAATGCTCAGCAAGTACATCAAAGAGTGTCCAGATAAAAAAACACAAGTATGGATCACACGATTCTTGTTGGGCTATAACAGTGATAAAAATCTAGTGCCATACCATCCTGCTGTCAACAGTGGCGCACTGGCAGCTTATTTGGCCGCAGTCAGTGGACACAAGAAGATCTATCTACTGGGCTTTGATAACTTCTTTTCAAACGACTATAATAATGTGTACGCTGACACCTACGGCTACGATGAAAAGAAGTCAGGAACAACAGATCACAGCAGTTGGGTGGAAAATATGAACAATCTGTTTATAGACTTCCCAGCAGTTGAATTTTTTCACGTTTGTCCCAGTGAAGGCAGCCCAGCACCAGAACCCTGGAAATATAATCTCAACTACACTCAGCTATCACACTGGCAGTTTAGGCAAATAGTTGACATCTAGTATAGACTCAAGTGTGGCAATCTTCTGCTGAACACTTTCAAAGTTAAAAGTACTCCACACACCCGGGTGTAAGGGCTTGGGATAATAATCAATCTGCGTCCAACAGTAGCCCTTGTGCTCGTGATTCAAGCTGGGGATAAACTCGTGTTCAATGGTACACACAAACGTATAGTACTTGAACTTATCGTCACTGCTGGTAAATGTTTCTAGAGGAATGAACTTGCCAACATCGGGCTCAAACCCAATCTCTTCAATGGTTTCTCGGCGCAGTGCTTCCATGACACTTTCGCCTCGCTCAATCTTCCCACCTACAAGACCCCAGGTGTTGGTGTGTCTTGCTTCGTCTCTTAACAGGAATAGATAACGTTTTGTTGAAAGGGCATAATAGAGTGCGCCCACTGCTTCGGTCAAATTATTACTCTCCAATGCATTGGGTCGTACTTGCCTTCCCAACTGCGTACCCATTTACCATCAAGTAACTTGTACTGCATACTTGTGGTCAAGTTAGTGACATATTGTACAGTGGTATTGGTCTTGCTGTCAAATACCTTGCGCCATGTTCTGTTGACTGTATCGTAGGCAATGATATCATTGCGGTCAGCCACTGGCTCCCCGTCTACATACCAAGCCGGTGCATGTTCGTTGTCATCGGCATTGCCAATGTTGTCTAGTAACAAATAACGCTGACCTGCCGCTGGTTCTGGTAAACCAAATCCAGGACCAACTTTCTGTGGATTAATGATAGCAGTGATTGGGTCTAGTGTGTTTGCTGGTAATGTATCAAGGTCTGGAGTAAACAATAATATTTGGTCGTTGCTGGGGTCCAGCGCAACAGTGCCAACAATTTCAAAATCGTCTTGCCACTGTAGTCTTATTTGTGTGATACCATTGCGGATTACCCCGTATTTTTCCAGGGCCGCTGGCCAACTCCTTGTATCGCCTGTTACTGTGGGAATAGATACTGTGCTGGCTGAAGATACAACGGTATTCTTCAACAATTTTGCCTGTCCATCAAGTACAAATATACCGTAATCTTGGAAGGTAACAGCTTGTCTTGTACCCAGTAGCAAATCATTGTTGCCAATTATACCACTTAGGTCTCCAGTCTGTCCCGTGGCGTCAAACACGCTGGTGATAATCTTTTGGATAACACCTAGCTTCTTGACACGGGCTGGGGCACTGAGCCAAATTGGCATACTAAAGTCCAAGGTAGCAACATCAATGGTATCATCAGTGCCTTGTGGAATACTACGACTGGTAAAAGTCACGTTATCTAATGTCACAACACTAAGACTGGTCCAGTCTAGATAGTTCTCTGTGCTTTGTATTTCTAAGCTAGGGTTAAACAACACCAGCATCTGTTCAAGCAACTGTAGTTTCTGATCTGTGTTGCTGGTCCATAGATCAACTTTAATTTTTAGGTCATAGGGAGCAGGCATCATACGCTCAATGGTGTAGGCGTTGCCTTGTTGGTTTAAAAACTCCTGTTGTCCCTCGTCCCACTGCTTTTGACGTATGCTGAACTTATCAACAAATGTAGGATTTTGCACACGATCTCTTGCATAATCCAGTGAACTAATGTACAAACTAATCTGTGGTGTTGCTGGCAAGGTGTTTGCGCTATTGCCTTGTAGAATAACCGCGGCATTACGACTGCCGTCGCCATACTTGACCGGCACACGATAAAATACTTTGTCGCCAGCGTCGTTCTTGCCAAACTCAACCTGGAAGTTACTGAACATACGCACCAACTGTAGCAGGAAACGTCTTATTTGTTCATCATAGAAATGTGTTTGCATTGTTTAATCCTAGTGATCAGCTTTTGGATTGAGCAAGTCGCTGAGTGTTTGTTTACTGACTTCACTGTTACCTTGACTGTCTGTAAATGTTGAGGTATTATTAATGAACTGATCTCGCAGTGTATTACCCTGTCCAGGTGTAACATTCGTACGTACAGCATCTTCCACTTTAACCCAACGCTTGCCATCGTAGCGGAACAAGCGATTTGGTAAGAAGTCTAAGCGTAAGCAGAAATCCCCAATGGCTGCACCTGCAGGGAAGGCAGTGCCTGTAACAGTTGGCTTGCCATTTGGAGCAACGCCGTCTCCAGCCAGGTATCCAGTCCAGTTTTCTTCTGGGCTAGCTGTGGGCTCCAGTGGACTGTTGGTCAGTGTACCACCTTCCTGTGGCGGAATCCAATAAGGTGTAGTGTCGTAGCCGCTTTGTGGTACTTCGGCTTCTGCTTGCTGTATCACAGCATCGTTGATGTTTAGGTCTTTCTGGTAGGTACTGAGTAAGTTGCTGATGACAGTTGGGGAAACGTTGCCTGTGCCAACAGGTTTTAACCCTGTTACAGGATCTTCGCCACCACTGTTTGAGATTTGATCAATGATCTGTTTGAATTCTTGACTGTTGACCAACGGCACAGCTTTGACACGCCACAGGTGCGGCCACCAAGTGGCACTGAAACCCTCTGCACTCTTGGTGGCATCTTGTACAACATAGAAACGTTTGAGTGCCAGCGGTACAGTATCATCTAAATTATAGAATTCTTTTAAGTGTGGCAGCTCAAGTACGTCACCGTTCATGAGTTTACGACCCATGTTTTCCACCATATCGTTCAAGTGGAAAGTGATAAACAGTGTGTCGTTTTGTAAGAACAAGCCAAATTGGCTAAGATCAAAGTCTAAGTCTTGTACATTGTACAAGGCCCGCATGTTGTAGATACTGCTGTCATACTTGCGATCGCGGTTTTCTAACAACAATAGATCTTGTATGTTCTTTTCGCTTTGTGTAGCGTAATTGGGCTGTGTGGCATCGCCAGTAGCACCTTGGCTCTGCGGACCTAGGTATTTGTGTACATAGATATCTGTACCGCCAGCGGTAAACATCTCGTGAATACGACGATCAAAAAACTTGTAATCGTTAGTGTGTTTACCACCTTGCCAAAGACTAATACGGGGCATAATCTGTTCTCTCTGTAGAGTATTTATGGCCAACAGTCCTGGCTGTAGAAACATAAATACTTAAAACGAGGATACACAGTGTCTGATTCTATAGATTATTTAAAACAACGAGTATTTGACTATGTACGTCTACGCCTAGGCGACGGCATGGTAGACGTAGAGCTGGATCCAGAACACTACGAAAACGCATATCAGCGCACTATATCCCTGTATAGAGCTAGAGCTAGAAATGCCAGCGAAGAAAGCCATGCTTTCTTAGAGCTTGTAGAAAATCAGCAAGAGTACACACTACCGCAGGAAGTTGACCATGTGCGTCAAATCTTTCGTAGAACAATTGGTAGTTCGGGATCAGCCAATCAATTTGAACCCTTTGAAGCAGGTTACATGAACACCTATCTGTTGAAGGTGGGACGCACCGGCGGACTACTCAGCTACGAGTTGTACACACAGTATCAAGAACTAACTGCCAAGATGTTTGGCGGCTACATCAACTTTACCTGGAACCCAGTTACCAAGAAGTTGGTGATTGTGCGTCATCCCTTGAGCACAGGCGAAACTGTACTGCTATGGACCTATAACTACAAGCCAGAAATTTGGCTGTTGACAGATCCACGCACCAAATCTTGGATTCAAGAATACTGCTACAGTCTCAGCAAGTACACATTAGGTGAAGCACGTAGCAAGTTTGCTACCATTGCCGGCCCACAGGGCGGTACAACACTCAATGGCGAATCGCTGAAGTCTGAAGCCAAAGAAGAAATGACCCAACACCTGGAAGACCTTAAGAACTATGTGGACGGATCGGAGCCACTTAGCTTTATCTTTGGCTAATTAACCGTTGACAATCCCGTGACACTTTGCTATAGTAGAGTGTACTTACAGGGGATGTTCATGATCATTGGTGTGTGCGGTTTTATAGGCTCGGGCAAAGACACTGTAGCTGACTACCTAGTTAATTTCCACGAATTCCGTAGAGATAGTTTTGCCAACACTCTCAAAGATGCTGTGGCCGCAGTGTTTGGCTGGGACCGCACACTACTTGAAGGGCGTACCAAAGAAGCCCGTGAATGGCGCGAGCAAGTTGATCCATGGTGGTCCAAGCGTCTTGACATGCCAGATCTTACCCCACGTCTAGTACTACAGCTCTGGGGTACAGAAGTCTGCCGCAGAGGATTCCATAACGATATCTGGATTGCCAGTGTTGAAAACAAAATGCGAACATCCACAGACGATATTGTGATCAGCGATTGCCGCTTCCCCAACGAGATTAAATCTATTAAACAAGCCGGTGGTATTGTTGTCTGGGTAAAGCGTGGAGAGTTACCCTCCTGGTATCAGGATGCTGTCAACTTCAACGAAGGTGATCATAACATGTTGTTTGCCACCAGCAGATCTAGGCTAGAACGTGCAGGTATTCATGCCAGTGAAACAGCATGGGTGGGCACTACATTTGATTTTGAAATTGACAACAATGGCTCAATTGACCACTTGTACAAGCAGGTAGAATCAATAGTCCGGGATCAGGTCGCCCTGCTGCCAACCTAGGCCGGTGACAGCAATCTCTATCTGACAATTGCCACACACTGTTCTTAGATTTGTGTGCTGTACGTTTTTTAAGTTGCCATCAGCATGATATACAAAAAACTGTTGATGCCACTTGCTTTTAAACCCGCATCTTTCGCACTGCTTCTTCTTGGCATAGCCTGCTAACTGCCAGTTAGTTTTCTTGGGCTTCTTCTTCCTGGCGCAGGTATCGCACTTGCGTCTAAAGTGCGTTATTCCATCTTTTTGATAATTAATAGCAGCGGGATGTTTATGACATGCCTGGCATAATGGTCTCTGTTCCATACAGCTATTTACCCAATACCTTTGCAAAGGGCTGGCTAAAGCGGGGTGTTTACGGCCAAATGGCTAAATACTTTTATACCAACAATAGGATGGACAAAATATGGCAAATCTAATTTCTCCAGGCACAGCAGTTACGATCATTGACGAAAGTAACTATACGCCGGGCTCGAAAGGCACAATTCCTTTTATTCTTTTAGCTACTGCTGAGAATAAAGCAAACCCCGCTGGTACATTGGCTACGTACACTACTGCTGCCAATGCTGGCAAACCACTACTAGTAACAAGTCAGCGTGAATTGGTCAACGCCTTCGGCAAGCCAAATTTTTATGCTCCAAACGGTACTCCGGTACATGGTTACGAACTAAACGAATACGGCTTACTTGCCGCTTACACCACACTAGGTGTTGCAAGCATGGCATACGTAATGCGAGCAGACATTGACCT